CCAATATCTTGGATACTCCAGGGATGGGAGGTCCGCATGCTAACCCCAGACGAATATCGTAGTTTTGCCCGAGAATGCTATAAATGGGCTGAACAAACCAGCTCGGAGGAGGATAGGGCGTCCTTCTTATTGCTGGCAAAGCACTGGATGCAAGCCGCATGGTTCTCTGGCGATCGGCTTACCGATATTACTGCGAAGGCGCCACCTGATCGGAAGTAGCGCCCACCATCCAGTCCTCAAGTTCCCTATCGGCGCTGAAATAGCTATCGGCGCTGAAATAGGTCGCAAAGACCGGATGGCTTAATCGTCCCCGTAACCGCACTGCAGCTCGATGGCGGACGCCACATGGTGCATTGCGAGCATCGTACCGTTGCCGAGCCATCGCGATAGTCCACTTCCTGCTTGCTCGTCTTAGCTTGCATAGCTGCTATGCGGCATTGGCATTAGACATATCCAATTAATTTGGATTATACTCTGGTCATAGAGAACGGGAGATGGACATGTACGCACATCTGTACAAAGCTCGCGGCGGCGGATGGGTTCTCTACCTCTCCAACAGTTTCGACCGCAGCGTTAAGCCTTTCGCCGAACTCACCGTGAGCGGCAAGCGTGAAGCCCGCAAGATCGCGGCCGAGCGGGGCGCGCAGCCCTGGAACTTCTAATACCGGCCACTAATTTGCCCCGTTGGTGATCGGCCCGGTCTTGGGGCGATACCGGGGCGGACCGCCGCCCTGTTTCGCACCGCCAATCTTGTCCGGAGCTAGAATATTCGCCTTTACAATTGGCTTTCCACCGCCTCCGGACCGCTCCGATACCGGACCCGTCTTGAAGGTGTTCTGGCCCGACATCAGTGCGCTATCAAGGCTGCGAATGCTCTTCTTGTCTTCCGGCCGGTCGAACTTGGCGTAATCGCCCGAATAGGCGCCTACACCACGTTTCCACCCGAACTCGTCGTTATGACGAGACATTAGCTCGCCTCGGAACCGCTGGTCGGGGCATAATTTTTGCCGCCGAACATTTTGCGCTGCGCTGCGCGGTCAAGACCCTTGACCTGATAGCCCACGTCCTTATTGCCGTCGATACCTCGGCCGGGTTTCACATTGTCGCTCATTTTCGCTTTTTCCCCTTGGGTTTGCGTCTTAGAGCTCGCGAGAGAAGCCCGCCGCCCTTGTCCGCCTGATTGAATTCCTTGCCGACCGACTGCGGCACACCGCCGTAACCTCCGGGCGTATGTGCAGCAGCCGCCATCAGCCTAGCTTGCGCTGGCGATTTGGACGGCATCAGCCCCTCACCTTGGCTTTGTTCGGCGTAGAACCATGGCTATGGCTCAAGGGCTTGCGAAATGCCGGCTGGGTCACACCCCCGCCTTCCCCTCCGAACACACCGGCGAAGGGTGCGCTAGCCTTTGACACGGCCTTGTACTCGCCGAATGGCTTATCCTTGTGGCGGTCACCCTTCATCGTGTCGTGAAGGGTGGCCGGATTGCCGCCGAGTTTAGCTTTGTTCGGGTAGAAGCCCTTAGCCATATGAATTCCTTATTTCCCGCTAACGGGGAACTGTATTTCCTGTATAGCGCCCGTGTTCTCGCCGTGCTTGGTAAATGTAGCCAGGTCAATGTGCCCGTCAGGCGGGAACCCAGCCACGCGCCAGGCCTCGATAAGCCGCTCTACCCGATGATGGGTCACAAGCCCGATAAGCTCGTCCGGAACCGCTGCAAGGATCTGCGCAATGCCGCCTAAGGCTCTATTCCTGAATTTATTAAAGGACTCCCCGCCGGGAACCGCCTTGTCCGGCTTCTCTGTCACATATTTGATGATCTGCGGCACGACCTTCTCGGATTCCTGGCCGGCAAATTCACCCAGGTCCCATGGCCTTAGAGCCATGGTCGGCGGTGCCAGCTGGATCTTAGCAAGCTTGCTTACAATATTGGCCGTCTGCCAGGACCTGGTGAGGTCGCTTGAGACCAGGAGATCGGGCTTGTTCGGGTCCTTAGCGAGCTTAGCGCCGGTCTTCTTCGATTCCTCGATACCAACATCGGAGAGAGCTACATTGAGCCAACCGCGAATTCGGTCACCCTTTTTGCCCTTATTAAGCGCAGTCGCGCCGTGACGGATGAGCACCACCATCCGCATAGGCATTTTAGCTCATACACTCCCGTTGCATCTTCCGCCACTCACGCAATGCGTACCCACGCCCGCTTTGCTCGAAAATATCGAACAGTTCGGAACGGTCCATGACTGGAATATCGTACTTCTCGCAAAATAGTTCAAATTCATTTTCGTCAGGAATATCAATAACCTTGACCATAGAGCCCCAATAAAAAAGCCGCCTCGCGGCGGCAGAAAGATGCAAGTACCTTTTTTTCCTATCCTAGTTATAAAGTACCACACAGCCCGCAGGCTGTCAAGAACGAAAAGAGAACGCTATGTCACGAACCTTATTTTTACGCCTGCAGCCTCCGCCTGTTTCACCATGTTTGCCGTGCCGGCGCCACCAGGGAATGCCACAACCAGGTCGGGCTTCCATTCCAACATTCTGCGGTTCCTAATCGGCCCCGCCATTCTCCCGTATTTATCCCACTCAGCATGACACACATATCTTACTATCCCGGGCTTAAATGCCGCCCACCCCTCTGCAAACTTGTCAACCCCATCCGCGCCGCCCTGAATTAGATGCGTGATCGGCGTTTCGGCGTGAATCGCATCCAGTGCATTTGACACTTGAGCCGGACTCCGAAAGTTCCGCCCACCGCAGACCAAAACGCGCATTTTATAACCCCCACTCGTCAATAAGGATATTCAGCGCCGAGCGCAGGATCGTGCGCGCCATAACTTCTGCCGCAGTCCCCCGGAACCCCACCGCCTCTCCAGCATTACCAAGAGGTATTTCCTGGCAAACCACCAGCCAAAGGATCCGCACCCCATGGTCCCCCCGATGTCCGGCAAACCCCTGCCGTTCCCGTATCGCCCTTATTACCTTACGTATAGCCCAAGCATGAGCCTCCGCACGCTCACTCGAAAAGAGGCGCGAGAAGTCCAAACCAGTGCCGAATACCTTCAACGGGTCCGCGGAGCCAGTGCTGCCGGCAAGGCCCGCCTGATACCAATGGCTGTAAAATTTCTCCGCAGCTTTGCCCTGCAGCTTCGTCAGCGTCCCCCGACGTACCGCTCTTTCCACCGGCGATTGCCGTAGAGTGATCGTCCCGGTATCCCCCACGTCGAACTCGGCCCTGCGCATGCGCTCAGTAGTCGGGCCGCGCTCGTCCAGCAGACGCCCGTCCGGCTGGAACTCAAGCGGCTGCTTTGGTCTTGACACGTTCAACCGCCCCCAAAGTCGATTCCAAGCTATATTTGTCCGCCCCGTCACGCAATTCCGCGTCTATTTTCCTCACAAAATCAAGGTCTTCTGCCGTATCCACCGAAAGCTTTAGCGCCTCTATGCCGACGAAGGGGCAGCGGACATTAAACTTCATGAAATCCTTGGACCGTCGGATAAAGGGGGTTACATGCTCCCGATCATACGCCTTGTCGGCATGGCGATGCATGTATTCCAGTGCCTCACGGGTCATGATCTCGCACCCGAGCCCGTCAGGGTAGGTCTGCGCTAGATCGTTCGCCACATAATCGTAGCCCCCAGCCAGATGATAGCCCCCCACCAGGAACCGTTCTAAGACCCGCCGGCACGCCTCCGGCGCGATAAGGGGGCAATCACTGGTCACCCGCATAACCGCATCCAGGGAGTTCATACGGGCACAAAGGGCATACCTACCGAGAACATCGTTTTCGTTTAGTTCCGGGTATTCCCCAGCCCATGCCATGATGGGTCCAAATTCCTTGGTGCGCTCCATGACATGCCGCCACATGGGCCAGCCGCCAATGTCCATATCTACCTTATTGGGAAGGCGGGCCGACCTTGTCCGCGCCTGGATGATGCAGCCTATTCGCATTTAATAGCCCTTCGGATTCTGGTGCGGCCAGCGTAGAGCATCTGCCTCGCCCTTGAACACCATCCACGCAAGACGCAGACGGCTTCTAAGACTGAACATCCCATAGGGACGGGCAGGCTCATATTGCCCATCCGAACATTCGGCGTGCGGGCCCGTGTGGGCATGATTGAGTAACTTACGAATCGTCCACTCATAAGGAGCTTGATTTATTCGCATAGCTTTTTCGTTGCCTCCAAAACTTTGAGGTCGTTCTCGAGAACAAGTCGGTGCCAAGCTTTGGCTTTTTCTGGATCTACTGCATATACGCGCCTCAGCAGATCCATGGTTTTATCAGCTCCGCTGTATAAATATTCCAGTGTCGTATACATGCCCCTATTGAGAGCACGCAGCTCTGCAATTTCATCGAGCAGCTTAGCGGTTTCGTTGTCGGTCATAAATCCCGTTCCAGTCTATTTCGCTCAGATCCCGGTAGTGACCCGCGTCAACAATCAAATCGGGGTTATATCTTGGCAACACAGCCAGCCGCGACCGCAGCATCGCCGCCGTTCCTGGCATCATGGTGCAGCGGTGCCCAATCATCGGGAATTCGTCCTCGTGCACCGTCAGCCCGTCTGTACGGCCGTCGTGCCGAGCTCGTCGAAACCACGAATCCGCGGCTCGATCGTTGTGCAGTATGGCACCCCCGGAATCCCCTTGCAGTATTTTGGTGTAATGAAATGACGTGCATACATAATGCGCACTTGGCAATTCGTCACACATTTGCGCCCGAAACCGTCGGGCGGAGTCAATAATAGGGTAAGGATCAAGGCTATACACGCCGCTCCACTTACGATCATCAAAGAGAACCCAACCACCACCACGTTTGATAGCCTGCGGGACTGATACATAGGTATACCTCGGGATTGATACGGTTTTGACTTTCAGATACTCGCAACAGAGCATCAATGCGTTCGTGCAACTGTCAACCGCTACGGCGAAGACCGCGCCTGTATAGGCGCATAAGTCCTTTTCAAATGCCGCTATCACGTCGTAGGGATTGCTCATAGCCAGCCCTTCCCTTTAGCCATCTGCTCGGGATTCTCAAGTTTTTTAATGCGCTCCATCAACTCAGAGAGAATCTGAAATATCTCCGCTAATTCGCCGTAGCTGGCTACGTGACCAGAGCGGTATTTATATTCAATGCCTTTTTCCCATATCTCGCGCGATGTTCTCATAGCGCCGCCCTCAGTTCATCGATGGTCATTCGTCGCGCCCGATCGCTCGACCTACCAGGCAACATGCTTTCATGTCTCTTCTCCCACTCGGGCAAGCCTATCTCCACGGTCTTTGCCCCCATCGCCTCGGCTAGATCCCCAAGCCGATACGCCGGGAGCTCAGGCACGTTGATTTCCCCGCCCTTCATGGTGTCGATTGTTTCCATAACCAAATCTATCGCCTCGTCCATTCCCATGAAGAACCGCGTGCAGTCAGGATCGGTGATCCTCACAACTTCCTCAACATCTTCCATTTGTTGTTCCCAGGTAGGAACCACGGAACCTGCTGAGCGCCATACGTTGCCATATCGAGTGATAGCAAAACGGGGTGCCGCTCTAGCGGCTGCGTCAGCAGCCAGGAATAATGCTTCCGCCATTGCCTTGCTGTAGCCATACGGGCTAACAGGCTCACAGGCCTTGTCGGTCGATAGGGCCACAACTTTCTTAACTTTGGCATCGCGCGCCGCTTCAATGACATTCATGGCTCCTAAGACGTTTGTCTGCACCATCTCCGATGGATTGTAATAGCCAACCTCAATGCGCTTTAAGGCAGCAGCATGTATAACCACGGAACAACCATCCATAGCACGAGTAAGCCGCCAACGATCGCGCACATCCCCCACAAAAAAACGAAGACGCTCGTCACTGCGGAATCTAAGTCGCATGGCAGCTTGAGCATGTTCACCTCGTGAGTAGATGCAAATGCGGGTTGCCAGCCCATCCGATAGCAGCCGTTCCGTAAATGCTAGGCCAAACGAGCCAGTGCCCCCCGTTATGAGCAGTGATGTGCCAGATCGCATAAAAGCTTCATCTGCTCGGGATTGAGCGAAAACGCAGCGTCCACACAATCGTCGTCCAGCTTGAAGTGCTTTTCGATGTGCGTCGCCCCCGCCGCGATCATCGCCAGCGGCCATTCCACGCCCGAGCTATGATCTGAAAATCCGCCCCGCAGCCTTCGCATCAATTGAAGATCCCACCCCGTCAGGTACGCCGGATAACCCGTCTTGCAGTAGAACAAGACATCGGGGTCAAGCGCTACCATCATTTCCAAATCAACGCGCCCGCTGGAAACATACAACTCGGAGTCTGTCTGCCGAATTACTTTGGCAAGTTCCCTATATATTCGGCTAGATAGCCGCGTGCTCTCGGGCGAGGCTATCTTGTATGCGAACGGATGATAAAGACTGAGCGCATCAACAGCCCAGGTAGCAAATACACTTGCAAATAAATCTATTTCATGAAACTTCGCGTCCTGAAACATATCAGCAAGCCATGCTAATGGCACATGATATTTCTCATAGTCCTCGTTATTGGCCGGATCGTTCAGATCTTTTGGCTTGTAGAGCTGGAACTTGACCGCATCGCAGCCACACCTGGCGGCGGCAGCAATCAGATCGCATGCTTTCTCAAGACTGCCGCCATGGTTGCCTGATATTTCAGCAATGATCATTGTCATGAGCGAAGCTCCGCTTGTTGGCCGATTGTCCTCTTGATGATCTCGCACATCTTGTGGATTTCGTATTGCTCGATGTCTTTGTGTATAAAAAAGTTAATGACTTCCCTTCCCCATTGGACCGCCCCCGCGTCAGTTACCCCCGGCAACGGCGGATAATTGGTGCCTACCGGATGCCCAGCTTCGCGTAGCGCCTTCACGACCTCATCGCGCTTGCCTGGAATGCGGCGAATGATCCGCCACGGCATAAGCTGCTCTTGCGGAATGCGGACACAGCTATCGCCCAAATAGCGGTCCCACCAATCGACGCGCTTCCACCTTTCCCCGAGCTGCCGATTAAAAATGCCGTACTGATATTCCAGCTCATCCCGTAGTCCCTCAGGGAAATAGCCAAACCACGGCTTGGTGTTGCTCAGGAGCGCCCCGCCCGCCCCTATATCCAGCATCTTCTTGCGGCCGAAGCTGATAACCATTTCCTTAGCGCGGGGCTCACGCAGATAGCCAATCATCAGCGGGTCAATTTCATAAAACCGCGTCGGGTTAAGATCCCTATACCCGTACAAATTCACTCCGACGCCGGCCAACCCCGTCTCGGGATCTACCGCGACGATCTGCGGGCGCCCTAGCATCGTCTCCCAAAGCACCGGACAAACATTCGACGGTATGCGGCGCAAATACCACCATGTCGTGTTCTTCCATGTCGCAATAGCCGACCGCGCCGAATCAAATAGCGTGCAATACTCATAGCCGAAGGCCCGCGCTATCTTGGCCTCGATGGTCGGTTTGCTAATCCAGAACATGCCCAGCCTCCCTGACCATCTTCCCAGCTTCCGGCCCGACATTGAGCAACAAATCAATCACCGACAGATTTTCGATAAAGTCTTTGTGGCCCTGGTCGTAGACCGGGTGGGTGAACTTCAGAAAATGATGGCTAATCCCCGCGTCTTTCATCTGCTTCCGGTCAACGTAGGTCTCGCCCTGGCTCGATAGATACCGATTTGCACCCGTGGACTTACACATGCTGATGAGCATATCTGTCTTATGGCCTTCCACACCGATATTCAAACAATATGCTGTCTCTATCCCCAGCCATTCACAGAATTTTGCAATCAGACAAGCGTTCAAACAGCCGAGCGAACCAAAGTCGGCCATGATGGTTCTTTCTATCGACGGGAAATATTTATCAAAAAAGGGCCGCTTGCGGTAGGCATGCTCGATCGAGGCCAGATGCTTGCGCCGCCAATTGCCGGCGAGGAGCTTGGTCTGGTCGATTGATTGCCCTATGTGCTTTTCAACCGGCACCGTCAGCAATAGAGGGCCGTTAGGACCGCGAATGTAGTTGCGTGAATGCCAACTCTTATTCTGGAATTGGCAATGCCCCACGAACATGAAAGCGTCCGACAGCGCGATCTTTGTCAGCACGATAATGCCAGGAAGGTAGACGGGCTGATGGCCGGAAAGGATCACAGAAGCATCCCCCGCGTTAGCCAAATGATTACCACGAGCATGATCAATTCGATTATTATGAACCAATCAAGCACGCTCACTTCCACCCCCATGCTACCCAACTGCTGATTTCGTGGTCCCCAAAGTCGGGATAAGACGAGCGCCAGATTCTAACATCGCGGAACGGCTTCAGGCTCTCCCGCAGCTCGTGCTCGGAAGCAAACCGGGTGTAGGATTTGCCGATGCCCACACCCGGCCATGTTTCATCTGTTGGATGGACGCAAAGAAACGCTCCGGCGTAGGCTAGCGCCTCGTGTATTTGTTGGTAGGGTGGGTTTTCGATATGGCAAAGCGTGTTGTGGTCTAGAACTAGGTCATATTTTTCATAATCCCTGCTCAGCCGCAGCCACGCTCGAATACCGAGATGCGAATGCGCTCGAACATCCCCGGGATCAATTGCCGTAACATCCCACCCCTCATCCTCAAAGAACCGCGCATGGTTCCCCGAGCCGCTGCCAATGTCGAGCACACGTCCCGGCTTCGGGAAAAACCGCCGCACAAACCTGATCACGTTTGGTTCGGGATAGCGGGCCGTGGGGGTCATGATGCCTGCCTTTTTTGTTCTTCCATTTTGGTCACCAGGTGCACCACAGCATCGCCAGCTGCCCGCATTCCTATCCCCGACTTCCCCATTCGCCGACGCGCATACCACTCCCGGCCCCGTTCGACTTCCTCTGGGCTAGGCGTGTATGGCGGGGCTGCCGACGGCGCCAAGGCCTCAATCGCAGTCCTCTCCCGCCGCTGGCGCGCATATTCTTCGATCTGCTCCGGGGTGTATTTGGGCGCGTAGTCCTCCCATCGCCGCTGGTTCAGAAAGACGACGGCCGTGCAAATAAATTCCGTATTCGCATCCTTCCCCGCCGCGGCGGCATACCCTCTGGCGCCGCCAATAATTGCATCGGGGTCAATCCCCTGCCTCACAAGCTCATCAAATTTCTGCCGAGCAGGATATTTTGGATTCGACCCCTTGCGCGCCGGGAAAACCTTCCAAAATTCCTGAAACTTCGGGTTTTCCGAGGGAAGAACGGGGACCGCGATAACCTCGTCCACCATCCCCTCGAATTCCCGTGAAGAATTGGCTGTCCGGGTCACGCAAATCCGGTAGCCATCAAATTTTGATAGTTTTTTAAGGGATTTGGCGCGCGGAAGCCTCCGATCAAGCTCAATCGCGACCCCGCGGTCCTCCTCCATCACCACCAGGTCGATATACCCGTGGCGGCCAGCCCCCAGGTCAATTTCCCATTCTCGGAAGACCACGAACCCGGCTTTCCGAAGCGAGGCCTCGCAAGCGTCGTGGAAACTTTTGGCCTCGTCGGGTAGGGGGCCGAGAGACCGGAGAGCCTCGCCTACCCGTTTTCCAAGGTCGCGCGCGACTTCCGACTGAGGATACGAAGTATCCGAAGAAGGAAGTATTCTTTCTTTAGGAGGTACGGAACCCTTTCTTTCTTGCCCGTCGCTTGTTACGCTTGTTACGCTTTGTGACGCTTTGTTACGCCTGTAACGCTCCTGGCGGATGGCTCCGGTGCTGCGCGTCGTGGCGCTGAGTTCCAGCGTCGCCTCAGCGATTAACTCGCCCACCTCTTCAATGGGCACCCCGGCGTCCACTAGGCGCCTCGCGATTCTTCCGAAGACTTTCATTCAGCCCCTCGCTTCATGTAGCAAAGCTACGCTTTATGCGGTTCGACGCACGCCCGCCCACAACTGCAAATAAACTCAGCTAGAACACTCCACTCGCCGTGTACTGGCCCCAGCTCAGCTACCACCATCCACCCCAACCGCTCGTAGTCCCTGACCCGCTCATGGAGCACATAGCGAAATATCCGGTCGGTCGAATTTGGTTGTTTCATTGCCCCATGTCATCCAGCCTGGGCGCGACTGGCGCGCGAAAAGTTCGAGATATGGCCCCGCCACCAGCCGCTCGATGCGCTCGTGTACGCAGTCCGGCTTGCGGCTGTGCTCGCGGATTGGTTCAAGGATGCCCTGGCGAATACTATTATCAACGCGCTTGGGGTTGCCGCGTGTAGCAAGCAAACAGGCTTCCGTGTTTGACCGAGTCCAATAGCCCAACCCCATCCGCACATCTTCTTGCAGCGCAAAGAGGCGGTATTGATCGGCCTTCATCCAACAGAACCCGCATGTTTTGTATTCAAATCCCCACGCGGAAACGAGGCCGAGGGCTTGCGGTAATGTCGGCCAAACAAACCACATAAATAGAGTGCAATTAGGCGCGGCTAGCTCACTGACTGGCAGGGAACCAATCTCATCCATTTCCATTGTACGATAAGGCGCGACAGTGCCACGACTGGCGACCTTCTTTTCCGGCCCCGACCAACATCGAAAGCCCCACGGTGGATCGGCAAGGATCGCCCCGAAATGCCCGCGCGGCAGCCCCTCGAAAGGATCGCTCATGGAGCACATACCTGACGGTATCGCTCTGCGTCACTGCGCGCCCTCGCTCTTTGATTTATCTTTATCCGCTGCATGCGGGTGCGGCGGGGGAGGAGGTCGTTAGCCATCAGCGAAATACATTGGCATTCTATCGAGCCCTTTGTCCGATTGAGATTCTGGCCGATTTCATAGTTGCTCATGCCGGTGGCATGAAGCTCTTTTAGCTTCTTGACCTCGTGATTTGTCCATGCCCTGCTGCTCATGAGTCCACCCGCAAAAGCCGTTCAATCTCATTTATTTGTTGGGTGATTTCAGCGTTTGTCCCGATAAGACCTTGGATTTTTCTTTGAGAATGTAGGACTGTGGTGTGGTCTTTGCCGCCAAAGTATTTGCCGATACTAGTCAGCGACCAGAGTGTGTGCTCGCAACATAAATACATCGCCACCTGGCGGGGGAAGGTTACTTCCTGATGCCTTCGTTCGCTCATTATCTCCCGGAGCGAGAGCTTATAGAATCGTCTCACTACATCGGTTATTTTGTCCTTGGTCGGGCGCATCGCCTCATCAGGCGGAAGATAGGCGACGGGCGGGGCGAGGAACGGCCACGGGAAAAGCGTATTGTTGGAGGTACCTTCTTTCGCCTCTTGAAGTAGCCCTTCCAATTCCTGCACCCGCTTGCGCAAATGCAGCATTTCGCTTTCCTGTTTGAGCCCGATCGGCCCCTTGGCGCCGCGAATGTAAGCCAGTCCTAGTTCGTTCATACCTTTACCTCCGCGCGGATGAGGCCCCATGCCTCCAGGGTCGCGAGCGCATGATCGAGGCCGTAAGTAATTTCGGCCTTCCCGCCCTCGGCTTTTATCTGGTCAACGACTTCGAGCTGGTCGCTGGTCGCGGAGCCGTCGAGTATTTTTAGCTCAAGGCCGAACAACGTCCCCTTCTTAAAAAAGAATAGGTCGGGGATGCCCTTTTTGAAGCCCATCGCGCGCAGGGCCATGACCGTCTTGAGTGACCGCGCCCCTTGGTTCGGGGTGTGCCAATAGAGCAGCCCCGGCGCTCGGCGGCGCACATGGAGCACGACAGCCTTCTGCAGCTCGTATTCTTCTTTTCTCAAAGCCCCCACCCTCACAGCGGGTGCCGGTGACCGCCGGCAGCGGACTCACACGATGCTTGAGTGTCCCTCGATGCGACTACGCAATGACGCTGGAGGCGGCATATAGTCGGGATTGTTTTTCCGCCATGCCCGATTGTTGAGGCGTACTTTCTTCTTCCGCTCCAGGGAGGCGGTTTGAATTTTTCTCGCTCGACGAAAACGCAGATTATATTCACGGATGCGAAGGTCGGAATAATGTCTCGAGTCGAATAACATCAATGACCGCTTAACATGGCTGGGCGTATCGGCAGTGTACCGCCATCCCCCGAATTGGAGTTTGATGTGTCCCGCATCAACTTTAATAGAAGCTAGTTCGCGGCTGGTTGCGCCCCACGCAGAAAGAATCGAAGCAATAGCGACCCGATGCCAGCAATCCTTAGGCTTGCATTGCCCGTTGGCGGTGATGGCAACGTCGAGATGATCTCGATCTGGGGTAACGGCCATGCCGAACCCCTTAGATCCCGCCTTTGGTATTTTATTGATGACCGCCATTGTACTTTCTCCTGAGATGGGCAAAAAATCTTTGCCGGGTTTCACCTGTCATTCGTTCCAGGAACAGGCACGCCTGGTCGTATAGAGCCTGCTGGTGGCTCTCTTCCGCCTCTTCTTCAGAGGGGATTTCTTCCTTGTTGCTGTTAACGGCGGTGGAACCGCTGGATCGTTCGGAATTATCTTTTGATTTCAACGGATTTGGCGTCGGTACCGACGCGCTATTCGTATGACCAGATTGCCAAATGTCGCCGACAAACCCGGCCGCCCGCCACTTTCTTAGCCGCTGTGACCATCGTTCGCCCTTGCCGGCAAATTTGCATATCTCGGCGTTGGTCCATTTATGTTTGTCGCCAAATGTGGCACACCAATCCGCAATCTCGCGTAGGGATGTTTCGTTTCGTCGAATGGCAACAAGAAATTCCCTCTTATCGCGCTCAAGGTCCATTTCGATAATCGGTGCCAATTCGCTCATCGCCGCCCCATCAATCTGCCGATCATTTGACCATGTTCCAGAGATTGTTCGGCGCGGTATCGCCGCGGTGAACGAGGGCGCTGATCAGCGCGAGGTAGGTTTTTGCGGGGAACCGGCCCGACTTTTTCCAGTTCCAAACAGACTTGGGCGTCGTGCGGGTCAGTTCGGCAACGGCACTCAACCCGCCGAGCGAACTAATCACCGCCTCGGTAGTTTTGCGTTCAGCCATACGCCATAGATATCCAAATTTTTGGCGTAGTCAACCGGGTATTTCTATGGAACTTGACCCCATCCAATTAAAATGGAACCATTACCGGATGGACCAGCGTGGCATCCCTCGGCGGCTAAAGGCCTTGCGCATGGCAAAGGGCTATGACACCGGCACAGCCTTCGCCAAGTTCCTGGGAATAAAGTACAAACGCTATAATAATTGGGAAAACGGGCACCCGCTCCCGGCCTACATGGCCGAGCGCATATGCCGTAAATGCCCAGAAGTGACTATAGCGTGGCTTTACGATGGGGATCCCGCACAGGCGCCATTGAGTTTGTCCAAGCGCGCCGGCGGGTCTCCTAGGGGCGCCTGAAGGCCCTCTACGACTTGCAAGGCCACCATTGGATGCCCCGCCTGCCACTCTACGAGGGCGCGGAGCTCCGCCAGCACCGCCAACGCCTCCTTGTAATTTATCGGTAATAGGGCTGCTAAACTCAATGCGGTATGCCTAATCTGTTGATTTGACATTGTTTTATGCCTCCCTCAAGGTTGTCCCCCACCCCATAGCGTATTTACTGTAGTCACCTCGCCGTCATTCTGCAATTAAACTGACGTATTGTGTTCCGGTTCCGTTCTAGAAAAATCCAAAATATTTTCATACCCCCTGTTGCAATCCAAAAAATTGGGAGTAGTATGAGCCTTGTTCGCACTCGACGTGGATGGGTGAGAACTGGCGGCTCAGGTAGGCTCCCCGAACAAGCCCCTAGCCTGGGCCGCTATCCTCAAACCGGGCGGGAAACAGTCATGTCCGTTCCCTTTATTCCCTTGGCCTTCACCAACCCCCAAGACGAGCAGATTAGCGAAGCTACGCTTATCGACGACGATCCGCCCTGCAAGCATGAGACCTTCTCTGGTGTGTGCATGGTCTGCGGTGCCGGTCCTGACGAACAATGCGGATGGGAGGACCGACAATGAACTCCAGCGATCACGCGCGACGCTTTAAGCCTCCGGTCGGGTTAAAGATGTGCAAAGCATGCGGTATCTACCCGATCAGTGTGCGGCACAAATGCAAACAGAGCAATGCGGATGGGATGGCTAATTCGGCTGTGTGTCCGCCGCGAGAACCGCCGAGCCATCAAGCGAATACGCCAACGGATAGCGGAGTATAAAGCAATGAACTGGCACATCAACTTCCTGCAAGAACGCCTCGATGCCGCAAACAAGATCATGGAGTCACAGGTTCAGGCTCTTAGCCAAGCTCACACGGCTCTGGTTCAGGCCAAGGCGGCGCTCGAATGGTACGGCGCCCAAAAGTTCGAACACGAAGGCGTGGCGGTTGGCGATCGCATTGACGACGCCATTCACCAGCTGACGCACTGATGCTCGCCATCACAGCGGCAAGAGCCCTCGTCGCACTGACGCTGCTCTGCGCCATCCTTATTATGCTCGGAGTACTGAGATGACAACGCTCGATGCTTTCTATCAGGATGAACAGGCAACCACTATCGGTCGCGATCTTCACGAAATCGCCAGCCGCCTCAGTGCTATAGAAGACGAGGTTTTTTATCGCAACGGAATGCCCGTGTTGGCGCTTGCGGAAGAGCTGCTTGTGAAGACGATTATAGACTTTCTCAAACTTTCCGAGGCCCTGGCTCACTACAACAGCTCGCTGCATCGGCGAATAGTCTCATGAAAATGTGTGAAAATAAAATCACAAACCCCGAAGAAGACGCCCGCAGCCTTGCCCGTCTGATCGAACGCCAGTTGGGCTATCACGAGGGGCATATTGATCCCGTGGCTCTCCGGCTTTTCATTTGCTCCTATTGGTCTCGTATATCCGCATACGCCCACTCAATTCACGATGAAAGATAAGGCTCGAAAATGCCCACTCCGAAACAGGGCTACTACCTCAAAGACGGCAGCCGCGTGCCGGGAACCACCACCATCATCCAGCGGTTCAAGGAGTCGGGCGGCCTTATGCAATGGGCGTTCAAGCAGGGCCAATCTGGGGCATTGCGTCTTTACGATGAGGCAGAGAAGGCCGCAGAGATTGGCACGATTGCCCACGCGATGGTGGAGGCGTTCATCAACGGCAAAAGTGAGGCCGAGTGCCAGCAGCTCGCCAGAACACTCCCGCCGGGGGCGGAACCCAGAGCTATGTCGGCCTTCAATGCCTACAAACAATGGCAATCCAATTTCCGGGTCGAGATTGTCTCCCAGGAAATCCAGCTTGTTTCCGAACAACATCGCTATGGCGGGACGCCCGATGCGGTGGGGATGATCGGAAATCAACTCGTTCTGTTAGATTGGAAAACCTCCAATGGCATATATACCGATTATCTTGTGCAGCTTGCTGCCTATAAAAATCTATGGGAGGAGAATTTTCCTGAACGTCCTCTTACGGGTGGGTTTCACCTACTCCGCTTCGCAAAGGAGTTTGGCGACTTTGGTCACCATTATTTCGCCGACCTCGACAACGCCTGGCGGCAATTCCTGCTCTTTCGCGAAGCCTACGAAATCGACAAGGAACTAAAGAAGCGAGCAGCATAGCGGCAATATAGGAGGCAAACATGCAAGAGGCTCAGATAACCGTTCTTTCTCTTCGTAAAGACGGAACCGCATTCAAGACCGACCTACCTGGTATTGGCGAACAATGGGTGAAAATTCCACCCACCATGAAAGGCCTTCTTGAGTGGAAGGGCAGCTATCATATCGGCTGGGTCAAGGTCGAAAAAGACTATTTCTTGCAACAGCTCATCAATGGTCAGACCTCCCCGCCGCCGCCGGCCGCGAGCCAACCGAGTCCTGTCGGCCATAACCGGCCGCCCCCTAACGGCAACGGCCACGGAATCGACCGCGAGTTGCGCATCGCCGCCCTGGCCTATGCAAACCATCTCGGACCCATTCTCGCGGCGCAAAGCGACAACTTCACTGGCGCCAGATACGAGCACTTCGCCCGCCATCTGCACTTCAAATCACTAATCGCCGTCCACTTGGGCGAGAAGGATTATGTGGAGTGGCTGGCGACGGCGCCAGTCGAGCAGGTCGAAGACACGTTTTAACAAAGGAGAAGTATCATGAACCCCGCTAAACCCAAACCAAGGCGCCCGCCAAAGTGCAGCGAATGCAGGATCTACTACGCCGACACCCCATCAAGATTATGCCCCGGATGCGAGGCATATAAGGAGCACCAATCATGAACCCCAAGCATAAGCCCTGGACCCAAGATCTGGTCAAGGAACTCAAGCGCCTGAACAAAACCCGGCTGCCGGTGCGGAAGATCGCCAAACAGATGAAGCGAACCGAAGGCGCGGTCAGACAAAAAATGTTTAGCGTCGGGCTGTCGCGATAAAAGAGGACGGGCGATGCTGCGGCCTGAAAGAGCCTTTGACGGCGCGACTTATAATCCTGAGCGGGATTGTATTCGATTATCTGGGCAGCTTGCCAGGGTTTACAATCTTATGATCGATGGTAAGTGGCGCACCCTGGGAAGAATCGTCACTTGTATTGAAGGCGGCAGCGAGGCGGCAGTAAGCGCGCGACTCCGTGATCTTCGCAAAAAGAAATATGGGAATCACGTTGTCGAGCGCGAATATATAACGGGGGGATTGTTCAAATATAGATTGTTGCCGCCGGAACCCGAGCCTGAACCGCAGCCACCAACGCAAAATGACCTATTTGGTGTCCTTTTATGATCGTCACCGAAACCCACGTGGAGGCGGCCCTGGCTTACTTGGCCGCCGATCCACATCCCTTGGCCTGGGCAGAATGGGAATATGCCAAGGCCAAGATAGCGACGGCCGGCCGCCGCGCTGAGCTTATGAACAATATGCCTCCCAAGCTGGCCGTGGCTCGCTGTGAGGCGATAATAGAATGCGACAATGAGTACGGCGATCTTCAATATATTGAGGCTGAGGCTGCATTCAAAGTGTTCAACGAAAAGCGACGGGCCATCGGCGCGGACGCTACTATCGAGATCTGGCGAACCGAGAACGCCAATGCACGGGCAGCAGAGAGAGTGCGTTGAGGCAGGAATTCAGCAAGCGCACCAAAGCACAGGCATTCGAGCGATCCGGCGGCAAGTGCGAGAGCTGCGGAAACAAGTTAGGACCAGGCAATGTCGAATATCATCACATCATCGAATGCGCTCATGGCGGCGGTAATAGTCTTGGTAATCTTCTGGTTCTTTGTCGTAATTGTCATGGCGCAATTAGCAAAAGACGTGCGCCAGTGCTTGCTAAGGCTCGACGTGTGCGAGCTAAACATTTCGGATATGGACGCGGAAATTCGCGACCTATCCCCGGATCAAGAGCCTCTGGCATTAGGAAGAGAATGAGCGGAAAGGTGGAGCGATGGGAATGACCGAGGCCGCCGCCGAGAAGAGGCTGCGGGCTGCGCTGGAAGAAATTGCATTGGTCATCCAGGCTGCAAGATGTGTCGTTCAGGAGCATGACAGAATGGGGTCAACCTCGTCTTCGCGTCGGGCGCCGATAATAAAGCTTCGTGAAGCTTTATACCGACTAGACGAAACCGACCTATCCAGTTAACGCGCTCACAATAGGACTGACAAATGCCACCAAGCAAAGCACCAGGAACGGAACCAGGATTGCGAACTTTTGATGAAGCATTCGCAGACCATCATCTATTACCCGGCGAACGAACGGCGCTGGTTTGGCATCTTGCTTTGTTCCGCGCTCGAAAAACTGTCGAGATTTTACTTCCTAAGGATGAGTAGAAGATGATTGATCGCGTTATGGATGTTGATGTTGGCGACGGCGCCGCTATGACGATCCCGATTGACGATTGGCTATGGCAACTTCGCTATCAACGACCAGAACCCGCTCGGGGGACTATAGCCGATGACCGGATGCTGGCCGCAGCTGTATGTGATAGCTTCCTCTATCTGATACGAGAATGCACCAAAGATGAAGCTTGGCGGCGCATAAAACTGCTGCGTGCCGCATTAACCTCTACTGAGCGGGACTGAGAATGACCGAAACACGCCTGCTTTCGCGCCCCGAGGTTTTGCAGATGGTGAACCTCAGCTATCCGACGATATGGCGCATGATGCGCCTGGGAAGGTTTCCACTTCCTCGCCGCATCGGGCCGTGGGAGAACAGCCCAATACGATGGGACAGCGGGGAAGTGCAGGCTTGGGTCGAGGCGCTTCCGAGACAGGAATATAAAGCCGGCTAACGCCCAGCTAACGATGCACTTGAAATTGGCTGGAACTGGTGTTAATGGTATTTAACCGCTTAACGGCTGTCAAATAGAGAGAAAAGCCAATTAGCCAATGACATGAAATGGCACGAAAACGACCTGTACATTATCTTCGTGTTAACAATAATTGGGGCAAAAGTGCAATGAAATCAATGGCCATCAAGTTCGCCGGCTAATTGACGGCTAATTGTGGAGGCGTAAAAGGAGCGGGGTGGATGCTTAACGCAGCGTCATATTTACCGCGTCAAGAGCGAGATTCTTGATCTGCTTTGGACGCAGCAGAATCACCTGAGCATGGTTCCGGTCGCCCAGGATCAGCTCCCCTGGGAACCCGTCTACGGTCCCTGGCCTTAATGCGACTACCGGAAGATCCATGGGCTTCTGCTCTGTCATTGGTAGTCCTTTTTGGCGACTTGCGCTTGGTGATGCAATTCTTGAGAATATATTGCGCGTTCCCGACATCTTCATCGTCGGTAATCGTGCCAATGAGGGTTATGCCGGTCCCATCTTCTTTGATAAGCCATCCTACGCTATAACATTTGGCTGGCTTATTATCTACCTCGCCAACCGCCTGCCAGTGGCTTGCGAAATTATGATCGTCCCACTCGATATAGACTAGGGGAAGGTGTTTCATTTAATGAGCTCGCCAGAGAACCAGGCGCCGCAGCCCTGGCAATGATAGCGTTGATGCCTGCGGGAACGGGCGATGGATATGCCGCGGCGTTGGACATTTGAGGATAGACAGGTAGGGCAGCCATGAGCACCGGAATAGACGCGCAGATCATGCCCGTTAGCCCAAGGCTTCAAGCGTTGATAAACGGACTGCAGGAGGCGAACGTCTTGCGCATTATATTTACGCATGACGATCCAAGATTTGATATTGCCCTCGATGCATTCTCGCCAGAGGTGCATACCGCCGTGGCGGATCTTGCGTCCGCAGCCGAGGTAGCGTCCGATATTATCCAGCTTATTACTGTCGAATTTGAAGGTCTTGCGGGCAAGCTTCAGCGTGTCTATCGTTTTGAATGGCGACGGGGGTTTGAAACCGTGGACCACCAGTCGAGCATTAATCTTCTTTATGTCAAACGCATCGCCGTTATGAGCGACAATAATGTCGGCGCCATCGAGAATGCGCCAAAGATCGCCGATTAACTCCCTATCATTATGTCTATCTTTTTGATAGGTCTTGTAATCAGGCAGGGCGAAGGTCTTGACGGTCTTGCCCCCTTCCCACATCACCGCGAAGCAAAGGATATAGGTATCCCGCTCTACCCAGATGGCATTGGCTTCGTGCAGGGTCCAGACGTTGGCAAGGATGGGGGCGGTTTCGATGTCGAGGTAAGCAATACGCGGGGCACTAGGTGCCTGCGTCATTCTTATTCCTGCGTTGCTGCCACCAGTCCCAGAGCTGGACGCAATACCACAGGCTCGCCAGGAAGGCGGCGATTGCGGCAATTAGGGGAAAATAGCCCGTCAACGTTCCCACCACGGCTCCTCCCGCTAGGACATCCGCGCAAACGTTGAGGGGGGTATTGGTGCTCATGAGCGAAGCTCGCGCTTCATGAGCGAAGCCCCCGCTTCATGTAGCGAGAGCTACGCTTCATGGGCAGAATCGTGCGGCTTGGGCAGAGGGCGCGCCGCGAAAGCAGAGGGCGGCGGGGGTTGTCTCCCCCGTCCGCCCATGCACGACTATCTTGCTTCCCGACTTGTCGTAGCCAACCTTTTGATGCTTAGCACGAGTCGCAAGCGCCTTCAATAGTTTAGCGTCAAGCTGAATCACGCTCACCACGCCCCCTCCAAGCTCCACCCATGCGGGAACGGTGAGCGCACCTATGGCGGTGCCGAAGGCTATATGGCCTATCAGCACCGCCCCAGCGAGCCCTAGCAGGGCACCCATTAGCCTGGGATGACGGTATAATTGAGCGCCTGGAACATCTTCTGCTGGTCCGGCGTCAGCGCCATGAACTTCGACATCTGGATGACGTTGCTGCCCTGGACCACGCCCGTGGTATTGGACTCAGGGTGATGGAACCAGTGCATCGGGTCGAGCGCGTCCTGGCCACTCCCGCTCTTGAGCCCAGAAATAACGACCGTGCCGGCCGCGCCGGCGATCAGATCGGTAATCAAACTATTGGTGCTCGGAAGTAGGTTAGTGAGGCTGCCTGCAATATCTAAAGCCATTTCATTCTCCTGTTTAGCCTTTAACGCCCTTTTCCGCCATTACCATTGCGGCAATGCCGGCAATTCCCATTGCGGTCGTGGTGATTGCGTTCGCCCACGAAGCCGAATCCCTGAGTCCGAAGCCCGCGAGAAGCACGCCCAGACCCGCATACGTTGTCGGCTCGCGCAGGCGATGCACAAGCCAGCTTACGATCCTATCGGAAGTTTCGGAATTTGGTTCCATTTGTGTAATCCTGTTTGACTTTTCGGAATGAAACGATCCCGCCCCACCAGAAATGACAGCAGAGAAAGCCGGCAACGAAGCCGGCGATAAACGGGGTTGGCGGAAAATAGTAGGTGACGGTCCACACGAAACGCGAGAGCGTAGAGGTATCGTGATATAGCGACCAAGCCTCCATGGCGGCAAAACTGGCTACCAACAGGAGTAGCCAGATGGCCCACTTGATCACTTGCTGCATCCTCCCATGAATTGCGCCTCGAAGGCACCAAAGATGATCTTCCGCACCCGCTGGTCGGCAATGACGCCGATATGATCGCAGTCGGGGAAGTGGTGGTCCTCGACGCGGTGATCCTTGGTGATGCATACTCCCCCGCCGGGATACGTTGACGTTCTGATATTTATCCAGCGATCGTAGTTGCCCGATGCGTGCCATTGCCCAGGCAGGGGCGGCGCGATATCCCACTCAGAACATTTTATGTTGGAGGCCCAGCACATCGGATCCACCGTTATGATAAGCTTGAAATGCAGCGCCATATGATATTGCGGAATGTAGTAGCCGAGCGCAGCGCCCTTGGAGTGCCCGATCCATACGAATGAATCGTGCGGGCTCATACCCTCTTCGATCTGGAACTGCTCAAGCTGCGGGTCCATACCGCCGACAATCTTAAACGGCGGCTTATCGGGTTGCAGCCTGCTTAGATCAGCGGCCAATATGTCTATAGGCTGAACAACACCAAGACCGTGGCAGGCATAGCGCACGAGGGTCATGAGCGAAGCTCCCACTTCATAGATCTATGCTCTTGTCCATGAGGCGCATTCGCGCGAGCAGGGCGGCGCAACCAAGCTGATGGTCTACGGCGTGAGCATCGAAATGCCCGTCCGCGACATACTTGCCTCGATGATATTGATCAGTCCCGGCCCATACGTACGGTGAAGCCATGCCATGCATGGCGTAACCGAGACCGTTGTACATTTCCAGAAGCGTAAGCGTGCCGCCGATAGACCAGTCGGCCCATTTGGAGGCATGGGGAGCGCAATTAACGAGGGCATCGATCGCTGCATCCTCCCATGAATGAAACGGCCCACGGTGTGCCGGCACATGGATTGAAACCTTGTCCCACGGGTCGCCCTGCGCCAAATTCGCAGCCCAGCTTTGCGACGCCTCCCGCAGGTGGATAACCGCAATCACCCACCAGGGAACGTGCGTTCTTTCGCTGACGGTCTGATAGCGCCCCCTGGCGAGTTCGTCCGTAAGCTTTTCCGCGAAGTGGTCCAGGGTGCGGCCGAGCGCCGAATCGGTATGCATGGCGTGCCAGCGGGCAGCGTTGGCGGCTTTGAGTTTGTCAATGTTCATTATTTTTACAACCCGCCCCACGGGAAACGTGAGTTGCAATTTTTGAATGGATGATATCCATCCCTCATCATCTCACCGCCGCCCGGTAGGCGGCAGGTCCAGTGCAAATTTTGATAAAGTGCAAGAGCGCACCCCACCACAAGCAATGCCCAGATCGCGCCGCGGATAATGCTCATATCCCAGCCCCCGGCATGAAGCAGCGGATTGCATAATCACCGTTGGCAGCCCCCCAAGTCTTGACCGGCCATACAAGGGCCGTCCCGGTTTTATTGGGCGTCAGAATGACCGACTCGTCTGGCACCGTGTACCACTTGCCATCCAGCTTGACCTGGTAATGGCATTGCCCCGTTCCGGCCTCGCAAAAGATCTGCCAATCCTGATCTTCAACGTGGACTGCATCGTCACCGTCGCAGCATGGGGTGCCCCGCTGATTATGCAGCCCCATGAACCATGATTTAAGCTCGGGGCGTGCATAGTCGTGGGCGGCAACGCCGCCGCACAGAAACGCCGCTATCAGGATGGCTGCCGCTGCGGTATATCGCCTTTGCATGTCGCCCCCACTGTTGCTGCGTTCAGGGTGTCCGGGAAATCATGGTTCAGAAACTCTTCGGCTTCCTTCAAGCATGTCACGATGTCAGGCATCGGAACGCTATGGTGTATAGGCTCCTTGCCAGGCATTATGATCGTAATAATCAACATTATCTCTGCAAGTCCCATGATCTGATTTCCCCATTGTCCACCAAACAAATAAAAGTCAGGCAGTGAACTCGATAATGGTAAGATAGCCTTGGCCACCAACACCGCCGGCTGCGGTGCTGGCCGAGCCGTTAACCTGGCCGCCGGCACCGCCGGCACCAAATGAGCTGGCGCCATTGCCGTTGGTCGCAGCGGCTGCACCGGAGACAACGCCAGGCGTTGTGCCGCTAAGCAGAGCGGCAGCGCCGCCGGTGCCCGAAGGGCCTCTTACTGAGGTGATGCCGCACGCCATTCCGGCACTACCGGCGCTGCCGATAAGTTGAATGTCGCCAATGTTGCCCGACCCCGGTGTGCCTCCGGTCTGACCTGTCTGATTGGCGGCGGCGCCAGTCCCGCCGGTGCCGCCGGTGGCGCGGACAAGAGTCCCTAATGAAGTCGTGCCCCCGGTGCCGCCTTGATTGTTGCCAGTTACACCACCGGTACCGCCAGCACCTATGGTGACAGTCTGGCTTGCCCCTACTTGTGCCGCCGTCAGGATGGCTTCGGCATAACCGCCGGCGTCGCCGCCGCCGCCGCTGGAAACGCCGCTGGGAGAGGCCGCAGCGCCGCCACCACCACCGCCACCACCGATGAGCCTGACAAGAACAAAGGCCATGCCGGCACCCGGAGTATAGGTGCCGCTGGTGGTAAAGGTGTGATTGGCCATGCTGAGTGGCCGATCATGCAGGATGAAACACCCGCTAGCATCGACGTAGGTCAAGTCTCTGACGGAATTGATCTGGACGGCTCCCGCCACGACTCCCTGGGTTGTGCTGACGTTGATGGATCTGGCTCCCAACCCATCAACATTCAATGTTGGTGATCCGATGGTGTTTGTCGCATTGAAACGGATGGTTAGGCGCTGGCCGTCCAGTTGTGCAAAATTGGCAAACCCCTGGTTGCTTGTCACCGTATAGGCTGTGCTGCTGCCGCCCGCTACCAATGACCCGGCAATGTCGTCGCGGTATTTGGCGACTGACGCCATCATGGCACGGGCGCTGTCGTCCACTTGCGACGCCGCCATGCCCTCGGCCCAATTGATTGTGCTATCAGAATTAGCGTTCGAGGCCGCGGTTTGCGACCAGCTAACAACTCCAGTAGCCATTTATGAAATCCCTAGAGGAAGCCGCGCAAGATGGCGGGGAAATTTTGCATTGCCTGTTGCAGATATTGCATGTTGACCTGCGGTCTAAATTGCTGCGCTTGCCTTAATTGAAGCTGTGGTGCCTGCGGGCCATTAACAGGAGGAGCCTGTGGAGCACCGCCATTGCCGCCTGCGCCGACTAATTGCTGAGTCTGCGACGGCGCGGCGCCTAGAGATGGCGATTGCGCTCCAGGGTTGGTTGGTGCTGGGCCGGCAATTGGTGGAGCGTTAGGTACGTCAGTGGCAGCCGGTAATGGCTGGGCCTGCATTTTGCCCTCGGCCCATTGCCGCAAATCGCCGGCCGTCATGCGCCCCAGAAAGGGGTTGGCAGCGACCACGCTATCGCCTAGAATATCCCGTGCAGACGCATCGGGAGGGGCGCCAAGAACCTTCGCGGCGCCCTGCGGTCCAAGGAAGTGGCCTAGATAGGTCGTCCCCGGCGTGACCGGCAGTCCCTTGCTCTGCAGGAAGGCTTGATTCTCTTGCGCGTAGTTGTTGGTCATGTCCTTGGAGAGGTCGGGGTCGGAGCGCAGCCCGAGAATTTCCCCTCTGGACCGGCCTTGCTCAAGATCGGGCCGGTACTTGTGGATCATATCGAGCCAAGTGCCGTCGATGAACTGCCCTGGACCTGTGGCAGACGAGCGCGGATTCTTAGCGTTAGGATGGCCGCCGCTCTCAAGGCCGATAATCGGAGCTGCAAAATCCATGCTAAAACGTTGCCTTAGATGCGGGCGCTGGATGCTTAAATCACAAAAGATGTGTGGTGGCGGCCATGGATGGCGGGCACGCTCGCGAAATCATGCGATACGCTATCTATACCAACAATATCGCGAAATACGAACTTACCGATACTTGCGAAGTAGGGGGCTGTCCACCTGGGGGGCGGTATCCTAGGCGGTTCGACTGGCATGGCTCCTGGCTCTCCTTCCTGGCAATATGCCGTGGTTGCCGCAGGCGCGGCTGTGGTCGCCCTTGCTTTCCGGGGGGCTGTTTATCTCTGCAAAAAAGCTATGGACCGAATTGCTGGGCCAAAAGCCCGCCCACGCCTGTCGCAGCCAGCGGACCGGCCCTTCGCACAACAGACGCTATTGGCGCCGCCGCGGCCGGACGAGAGGCAAGAAGGTGCGCCATAAGGGTTTGCCCGGGGGCCGTATATAGACCCATGCCAGCCGCCCCAGCGGCAGCAAGAGCCGGCGTGTAATGCCCGATTATGGGAATATGATGCCCCTCCCCCCCGAGCCCACCAAGGGCCATGGCGGCCATTAAAGCCCGCCCAGGGGTACCGCTATCGGGCACCTTATTACCCAGCACCGCCCTGCCGGCATCCGATAAATCCTGCATCCTAGCTTCGCCCCTGGCGAATGCGCCCTTGCGCAAGGTGGGGTCGAGCTGCCGAACAGAACCTGACAGAGCTGCGGGGCTAAACATGCCGCCTTCAGAACCCTGCCGGCCTGCGGCACCCTGTACTCTGAGGGCATCTGCATAAGCGGCGTTAATGCTTTTAAGCTCTGGCGCATGGTTGGGATTTGATCGCTCGAGCGCGGACCGTAATTCCGTTTGCACGGCCTGGAATGCGTCACCAAGATTTCGCTGGTCTGGATCTTGCGCCCCCTTATAGTCCCGGGCAATTTTTCCAAGCTTACTATCAACCTCCTTGAATGTCTGTCCCGACATCATACCCTGGGAGGTTTTTCCGAACTGCTGGCGTAGAATATCCATGAGCTGTTTTTGTTTGTCGGGCAGCAGATTGGCGTTCTGAACGATATTTGTCATATTCCCGACAAATTGCGGGTCGGCCTGCCACGTCAGCTTGGGTAACAACGCATCATATGCCTTGCTAATCTTGTCGTGCATTTCGCTCATGGCATCGCGGCCTGGCGCGGCGCTTACTGATTCGCCGATATTTCCCAAAGCGCGGTTCGTGGCGGCGCTATTAAACTGCCCCACAGCGCGACGCCGCGCATTGGCGATCATATCGCCCACGCCGGGAATGCTACTGAGTTTTTCTTCTATGGCGTTACCAAAACCACCGGAGATTTGTCCCGGTGTCGGGCGAACGCCTTCGGACATTAGCAATTTAACGTCGGGATTGGCCGCGCCGCCGATTGTACGGGCTACCGCGCCGGTCGCCGCCGAGCCTCCTACGCCACCGGCGAGTCCACCGAGTGTTTGCTCCCCTTTCTGGGTCCAAAAATCAGCACCGGGGGTTGCTGGCTGCAAAGCACCGGAAAGCGCGCCGCTTAAAGCCCCGGCGGCTAAACGGCTGCCAAAGATTTCCGGGGCCAAAGCGAATGGTGCACCGGCAACCATATTGCCAATTGCGCGACCGGCATCGAACGATGGGGCATGACCAGAAGGAAAGCCCTTGTTATATGCCGCCTCTTGGTCGGCAATATATTTGTCTACCGTTCCGGCGCCGGCGCCGCTTCCGGTTAACTCCTCAAGGCCATGCGTGCCGAGCTGTGCCGCCCCCTCTGGAATATCCTGCAGGCCGCGGAAGATTGTGCGGCGGCCGATCTCCTGTTCTTGCTGTAGCGGGCGCTTGGGCGCGAGCTGGTCGATGCTCCCCGGTGCCAGAATATCATCGAATATCCCCTTAGGGGCAGCGCGTGCGCCGGTAGGTCCAGCAGAGGCAATGTCATCAAAGATCGACGGCATTATTTTAGCCCGCGCTCAAGCGCCCTGGTGTCGTAGCCGTGCTCTTGCAGGCGTTCGATCAGTTTACTAAGGGGCTTGTTAGCTGCCATGGCTTGCTGGATCTGTGCTTGTATCTCTGCTGGAATAGGATCGCCCATTCCGAACTGAGACTTGTGGACGTTGATTTGCTTGGCATTGGCTTCGCGGGCCGCCCTGAATTCGTTGTCCAATGCTACCCCGGCTGCCTGCATCTGCCCCGTATTCCAGAATTTATTCAAACCTTCGCGGATGGCTCTCTTGTCATCAAGCAGGGGACGTTGTGTCGTCCCACTGATGGCGCGCCCGTAGATGCTGGGCAGCGTATTGTCGATGTATTGGCTCAGCTCCGCCACATTGGGGTCGCCAGCATGCTGCTTTACGAATTGCTCAAGCGCATTGAAGGTGGGAAATTGACTGCTATTGACCCTCTTGAGCGCATCCATGAATTTCGGCCAAATGTCCTGAAACTCCATGGCCGCCTGGCCCATATTGCTGCCTTGGTCGGTGCGCTTTTTGACAGCTTCGGCGAATGCCGGGAATTTGGCGGTGCGCTCCGCGAGCATGCCAGGCGTGATGCCCTGTTCCTTCATGCGCTGGGCTTCAATAGCCTTGAGTTTTTGTAAATTGAGCTTACCGAGCGGTCCCATGCCCGAGCCCATTTGGTCATATGCGGATTTGTCGCCTATTAAGCGTTGAGCAACGGCGTTCTCGGCGGGTTCATCGCCAATAATGCCCTTATTGTTCTCGGCGAGGATATGGGGGCCGCCAGACGCGCCACTAGGCGGAGCAGGCGTGCCGCCGCCCGCACCCGTCGCGAGAGCCGCATCGGCGCCCGCAATTGAAGGAGCACCATTACCACCGCCGCCCATGCCGGGAAACTGCATTGGGCTAACCAAGCTGCCGCCCGGTTCTAGCTTTTCCGGCTTGAATAGCGGGCCGAGCAAGGCAGGCTGTTGTGAACCAAGGGCTGCGCCCTGCGGGCCGAATGTGGGCTTTAGTGTTTCTTCTAACTGGTGCTGCTGCGGCAATTGCTGGAACTGATATTTCTGCAGTTCGGGATTTTGGATTGTCGCGAGTGCCTTGGCTATCCCGCCCGGTCCCTGAAACTCAGGCATTTGGGCAAGACTTTGCAATTGCGCCGCTAAAAGACGCTGCGTGTAAGCCTGCTGGGCTCTGGCGGGGCTTGCGCCCTCCGCAAAGGCTCCAAAAAGGCCGCCAAGTTCAGAAAGAGGATTAGGACCGTCACCAAAAAGCCCGGGCATAATTAGCCTCCCCAACTCATGCTGGGGCCAAATAGCTTGCCGAGAATGCCCTGGATGCCGCCGCCTATGTTGCTGGCCGCAGAATTACTGCCGCCAAATAGGCCGGCTGCCCCCAGGCCCATTGCGAATGGAGAAAGATTGGTCTGTGTGTTGCTTTGTCCCGATGCAGTACCGCTCGTCTGTCCGCCCAGGCCGGCGATTGGCAGCAGCATGTTTTCGACGCCAGAGAGGTTCGATAGCGGCAGGTTCTTCTTGGTCATGGCGGCCTGCAGTTGCGCCAATGCTGGCCCAAGCGCCAGGCCGGGTTGCGCACCCGCAGCGCCCAGCCCCGCATTAATGCTATTGCCCTCAGCGCCCGCGGTGCCTAAGCCGAGATTGCCAATTGTGCTGGCCGCGTTGTTCTGTGCGCTAAGCAGGCTATTGTATTCGTTGAATAGCGGGGTGGCCTCGCCCATCCCAAGCCCCATGCCTAAGGTCTTGGTGTTTGCCCCAGAGAGATCGCGCCCCGCGCCGGCGAATTCCCCATTCACCTGATTAGTAATCTGCTGATTGATCGTGTCCAGCATTTGCTGGGTGGCCGGATTGGTGAACGGGTTGGTGAAGTTGGCCGATAACTGCGGCGCCAGGGCATTATTAACGGTGTTCTGGTTATTCTGCAGCATGCCGGGAATAGCGCCAGTCAATGTATTGACGGCGTTGGTAGCAGTGCCGCCGAAATTTGGCAGCCCGCCAGCGCCTTTAACCAGACTGTTGACGGCCCCGGTCTGCAGTTTTGATGGCGTGGTATTATAGCCCTGAAGGCTAGCAATAATGCTCTGCAAACTTTGCTGCGTGGGTTGCCACGGCGCAGACTGCGACTGCGATTGCTGCTGCTGTGAAGTATTTTGTGATCCAGTAGCCACTATAGCTTTCTTTCCAAGACGACGGCCTGTTGCTTGTAATCCGGCAACAGCCGCTTCCATCCCTGTCGGCCGATTATTCTCATTCGTTTGCGCCCCTCGGCCAGGGCATAGTCCTCGATCGGTCCTATGAAGTGAATCCAGGAGCGCACGTCCGCTCCCGCTGCGGCGATGATTTCGCAGGCGTCGCCGACCAGGCTAGTGACGGCAACCCCCACGATCTTCTCGCCGTCACAGGCCAGCCAAACCAGATGTAGGCCGTCAAAAACATTGGCCTCGATGGCAGAGAAATCGGAGAACCCACGGTCTATGGCCTTCTTAACGAGCGGTGCGACATGCGGCCAAATCTCGGCGACCCTATTCGGGTCTACACAAATTGCCTGCATTTAATTGGCGGCCATAATGACCCAATTGACCGCGTCACTGCGCAGGTTGGCCCACTTGCCGGCACTGGCGGATAGAATGGCCGAGCTGGCAGTAGTGCTGGCCAAAGCGATAATGTTGACTGCTGCGCTAATCACCGCTTGCGCAGCAACGGTCTTGAGCAGAACAGAGCGGCCTGGATAGTTGGCGGCGCTCAATAGAGTAACGCTGATGGTCGCCCCGCCATTAAAGATCAGGGCGTCGTCGGTGGCGAGCATCGTGTACGTCGTCGTTATCGTCGCTGGGCTGTGCTGCGGGTTGGCCGCAACTTGCGCCAGCTGGCGAATGACGGCGTTCTGCTGGATCGGGTCTTTCTCGTGCGGGTTTAGATAGATCTTCCGCGAATTAATAAGGCCGGTCACCGCTGCCCCTCAAGAGCGCTATCCGGCTCGATCCCGGCGGCGAAGGTCCAGGTAGTACCGGCAGTGATCCTAATATGCGCCCTAGCATAGCGAGTAGAAATGCGCTGCGGGATCCAGCCCTGCGCAGTGACAACCTGTTCGGTCGTGAAACTTACCGATGCCTGCTGATTCTCTCGTACGGAGGTCTTACCAAGAACGCCCGCGGCGTCGGTAATGGGGCGGTAGCCGCGGAGAAAGATGCGCCGTAGGCTCTGTGAGCCATGCTCTGCGCTTTCAATCGTGGCTTCCAATGTAGGGCCGGTAAAGAACCCCATTTTGTTGGTTGTGCCCACGGCCCCGAGGCTGGCTTCGGCGGCAATGGTAACGCTGTCGAGCGTATTGATTGATAGCGTGTCGAGGTTGGACAGAATATATGAATAGGACAATGTTGCGGTGCTAGTGGCACTCGATGTGGTAATGACCGCAGCGCCCTCAAGAGCTCCAACGCCACCACCGGCCGAGATCTGAAATGTGTTGCTCGTGAGCCCCGTGGCCTTGATATAATAGGGCGTGGCGGCAGCCAGCGGGGCTGGGAACGACCCGCTGGTAGCCACCAGCAGGATGCCTCGCCCTGCCGTCAGGCCATGGGCCGCAAGCGTAAAGGTCGTGGGCGAGGACGCGGACGTAGAGGTGGCCAATGACGTGAGCGCCACCGGAGCCGCCGTATCATAGGCGGCGTCCACTTGTTCGAGCGTAAGGCCGCCGGAGCTCGATCCCGCTGGCACGAGGGCGGCAATATATTCACCGGCGATTTTTAGGGTGCCCCAGCGGTCCAAGATCCAGTCATAAACCAGGATTTTGTCGAATTGGCCGGTCGTGCCGTTAACCGATTTATAGGCCCAATAGACCCGTTGCTTTGCCGGGTCTACCGCGCCGATAAGTAATTGCAGATTGCTGCTATCAATATCATTGGCAAATGTCCGATCTACGCGTTCCTTGCCGATCGGCGTCAAGGAAAGGCCGTCGAACATCTTGAAGCCCTGCGGCGAGTAGAAGAAAATGCGATCACTGGCGTTGACCAGCGAATAGGGCGCCAGCAACCCGTCATTGGCAGAAATACGGTCAATGCCAAAGATGATGTCCGATCCGGGCTGGAAGGTCATACGCCTGATGGAGCGGTCCTGAAAGATATAACCAATTTCACCACCGGTAACGCCGCGAACGATACCGCCGTCAGCCAGATCCTGAAAGTCTGATTGGCTTACTCCCGATGTCCAGGTCGTGGTGGCGTTGAGGCCGGACCATTGCACGCGGTATACGTTCGGAGAAGCAATCCCGGACAGCACCACGAAGCGATTGATGACGGCAATAAAGTCGGCCTGTGGTGGTGAACCCCCTAGGGCCGCAAACGCACTGGACGAGGTAAGATCGAAGACCTGGGGCGCGTCGTTCTTGTTAGTGGCGAATACGAAGTTATTAAACTGCGCAAAGCTCCAATTCTTGTCGATCGAAGGTCCGCTATAGGTGCCGCCGCCGGCCGAAACATCGGTCCAGGTTTGATTGGTGTTGTTCAGTTCATAGATTTTGGTGACGGTGGCGGCGAAGACCGAAGTGCTGCCGTCATTGTTGATAGCGTAGAAAATCCCGCGGCAGGGGGCCGCCAGCGCTGAGCTGAACGCCACGAACGAAAGAAACGGCCCATAGCCATCACCCTGCGGCACGACATTGGTGGCCGTATGGGTATGCTGTCCTTCGTAATCCGCTACATCCGGGCGATACTCGCCGAAGGGAATGAGGGCCATTAGAACATCGGCCCAACATATTTGGATGCTTGATATACTAATGCGATCCCAAGGACGAAACCAAGAAGCACGCTGCAAAAAATCAATAGAGAAAGCATCACGGCGTCGCCCCATAGCTGGAGCCGAACACCCTAATTGTCAGCGTGCCGTCTTCCCGGAACCGCTGCTTCTTGATCTCGGCAAAGATTTCTTCCTTGTATCCCTTGTAAACGGCGGCCTGCTCATAATCCTTGATATATTTATAGATTTGCTCAAGGGTGCCGTTCCAGTAAGCATCCACTCGATTGGTGAACAGCCAATTCAGGCTGCCGGAAAGTGCGGCCGTTTTGGCGAAGTACTCAAACTCAAGCGGGGTCGTGTCTACCGGGGACACCAGTAGGGTGGTGCCCTCAATGGTGAACACCCGCGGCATGGAAATCTCGACCACGGGCAGAAACGTAGGGAATTCCACGCTCAGGGTCGCCGGGTGGACATACTCAAGATCGCTATTCGGGGAGCCCGTCCAAGTAACGCGGCGCCAACCCATATAGTCGCTTGGCAGCTGGCAAGTGCCCTGTGGCAGTTGCAGCGTGCCGCCGGTAGTGTAGGTGTTCACGAAGGCCGAGCTTTGCAGATCGACGTTGAACCCGTCGATAACGGTAATGATCCAAGACCCGTTGGCTTCTACGGTGCCCTGCACCCCGGCAACCGATACTTCATTATTGGTGGCTAGGGTAGAAGTACCGGTAAGTGTAATGCGAATAAGACCCGCGCCATTATTAGCAGCACCAGTGACGTTAATAGCAGACGGAGCAGTAGGCACCAGAATGGTAACTTTGTCTTCGGGGCGCATGCGGAAGAGTTCATAAGACGCCTCCGCCTCAAATAGCGTAATGCAATCAACAATCTGCGTGGTCAGGTCGGTGCGGGCAAGCTGGTCAGCTATGGCGGTTTGAAAGTTGGCGTAATTATTGAGCGCCATCGCCGTACCCTACATGAAAGGGATTTGCCGTGTCATAGGTCCAGAACTTCTTATATTGCGGGTCTTTCATCTTCTTATGCACCCACTCCCAGAACTCCTGGTTCATGGGCTTGTGTTCGGCGCCGCAATATTCGTTGTAAAACTTCTCGACCATGACCGCCGGCAGGCTCCACTTATGATGGAAGTCTTTGCCGTGCTGTGGCTGCTCGGCCAGCATCTTCGCCCAATCGATGATGGGCTCGACATCCTGAACGCGATTAACGATCAGGTCGTCGCCCTCAAGGGCCAGATGCGTTTCGACGTCGCTCACGCCATCTCCGTCACTGATAGGTTCCCGCTGGAAGTGCTGGTGCTGCAGTACGATAGGAACTGGCCTGGCGTGACGATGAAATACTCCCCGCCGACCGTGCTGGCGGGCAGTAGCGCCCCGGACGGCATGTTGGCCGAGGTTACGATGGTGGACGAGGTAGATTGGTCTATGCTGACGTACCCAGCGAGAGATGAAATCACTCGGATGTGCTGGGTACTATTAGCAAAGAACGTTGAAATGACGGTGGCGCCCCCGCTGGCGCCGCCGCTGTAGGAAAGGGTCTGGTATTTGTTGAAGCGACTAGCGGGCTGTTTGTCAAATCCAGCGCCCATGATTAGAACTCCTGAACGATGTGGGTGACGAAGCCGGCCTGACAGGTCGATCCTGCCGTGACAATGATGTCACCAGAGTTCATATAGACAACCGAGGTTGCCGTGATATTGACCGGCGAGGCAAGTGTCCCGGTGGTGGTGGTCACGCTAGTACCAGAGCTGATGACCGTGGCTGAGGTTGCGCCGCCCAGAAAGGCAAACACGTCAAAGCCAGTAACGTTGGTAGACGTGCCGGCATTGTTAGGAGCGAACCAGCCGCCGATATATTTACAGCGGGAGACCACGATGGATGTAGCGACCGGGGCGCCGGAAGTGGTCGTTGTTGCGCTGACATAATGACGGAAACGAAACTGCGGAATATAAGGATAAGACATAGCGGCGCCCTCCCTGGGCGTTATTGGTTAAGTTGCCCTTTTATTCCCGGGCGGTGATTGCGTTTTGCTTTGGGGCTATAAAGCGTAGCTTCGCTTATTCGGAAAAGTCGGTCCGGTTAGCCCAATGGGCGAGTTGGTATTCCATGTCGTCGAGCGCCCCGACCAGATGCGCAGCCTCTCTTGATTTGGCCTCCGCTTCTGCTCTTAGAGCGCCGACTCTATTGTTTAGCTCGTTCTTGCGCGCATAGTACTTGCGCCATTGCCGGGACGACTCACAGTAGCCATACATGGGCGCCGGCTCCATGATGTCGGACTCGGGCGGCACCATGAGCTGCATATCGTCGCGATTGACGATGTGCTGCAGGAAATACTGGCAGGCAAGGCGCTGCTGGTTGTATTCGGAGTTGGCCGCCATATCGACGCCGAACAACCCGATATGAGTGGGGTTCTGCTCAATGGCGAGCGCCAGCATGAACGCCAGTTGTGAGGTCCACCAAAATGGACCCCACTTCTGGACGATCGCCGAAAGCGGGTATTGCCGCGCTCCAGGATAGCCTTCATAGGCCCGTTGCATGTAGACGACTGGCTTAGTTTTTAGCCAGTCCATCCACTCGCCTAGGCCTTCCTGGGCCTTTACATCGGGGTTGTGCAGTTCGAACCAGACATCAACACGAGGCATGTGCTTGTTTGCCGGCGAGCACGACCAGATTTCCCATTCGGGGTCATGGAACGGTGCTAGCTGGGCAGATGAGACAGCAGAGCCACAGACGGCTATCTTGCGGATAAGCGGAGCTTCGCTCATAGGCTTCTGTGGGGGCCTCTCATCTGGGAGATTGCTGCCAATATCATCGCCTGGTTCGGCATCCTGCACAATTTGTTCCTTCTGTTAGGTGAAGGTAGGCCCGAAGCCTACCGCGAACGTGAACGACGACACCTGCGTGGCGTTCATGTTCCTGCCCATGACCAGCCAGGCGGTGCTTGAAAGCGAAATCAGGGTAACGGCGTTACCCGAATTCAGCATCGAGCCCGTACCGGTGCTGGCAAAGTTAATGAGCACGCCAGAAAAGCTTGCGCTCGACTGGATGCTTGCCGAAACCGGGGCCACCGCATACAAGGTCGAGGTCGTCGAGCTGGCAAAGACCAGCGTCTTGACCTGACCGGCCGCGGTCGGATCGGCCAATAGCCACGATACCGACGACCCGCCCGTGGACTTGAGCAAGGTCAATCCGTTGTTGGAGATGGTCGTGGCTGTGGTGTTGGTGGTTGCAACGGTGGGAGCCCCACCGCCGTAGATATTGCCAACAGTGGTCTGGTGCATTCTGCCGTCAGTACCGGAGAACACCAGGATGCTATCGGTCGAGTTCAGTACCGTCGTGGAAGTGGCGGTGAGCAGCGACTCAACGTCAGCGAACTTCGTATAAAAAGACATTGTTTTCCCCGTTATTACGAAGTGGTGAGATCGGTAACGAGGGCGCTTGCCTTTTCGTTACGGCTTTCGAGCGTGTACTCTGACAGGATCATGCGCCGCACCGAGTCGCCGGTCTGGGCGATCGGCACCGACACCATGCGCCGGCCGTTGATGTACGCAGCCGCCCACAGGTCCATCTGGAAGGCGAACACGTCACGCTGCCGCTGGAAGCGGTTGGGAACGACTTTGAGAACGCCGAAGTCGCTTTCGTAGGCGTCAACCGCAGCCACGATCTTCTTTGAGGCAGCCTGCTCGATGGGCGAGCTGCGGCCAGTGAAGGTCGAGAACACCTGCTTATTGAACGAGCCGGTCATGATCAGGTCGGGCTTGCCGCCACTGACCCACGCCGACTGCAGCACGCTCTTGAGCTGCACTTCGGTGAACGCCCGCTGAGTGCCGTTGGTGCGCACGCCCGAGCCGTCAGAGCCGGTCGGGTCAACGCCGGTAGTGGCGCCAGTCGAGCTGTTCGTGTTGGTGCGGAGCCAGGAAAGCACCGAGCCTAAACGCCTGACGTTGGTATCGGAGCCGCTAGTCGAACCCGACGTGGAGGCAATCAATGAGCCTTCCATATCGCGCTTGAGCTCAAGGCCCTTCAACATCTCCTGATAGGCCATTTCGTTCCCTCTCCCGGCATGATCTACAGCCTGCTGGGTTCCGGTCACTTGTGGCACTTTTCTACTTATCTGTGCAATGTTGCTAAGACGTACAGTTACGGTTGTAGCGTCTGCCGACACATCATCGCCTTCAACAACCGCGTTAGTAGTTAGTGCGGTAGCGAGAGCCTGGGTTTGCCATTCATGCTTCACCGCGGAGGCTTTTGCCTTCTCGATGCCGCTCATGAACGGGGTTTCGGTGGGATCGATTCGATAGATAACGTCCGCGAGATCTTCGCGGTTGCCGATCGCCTCGTAAGAGGCTAGGGCATTGGTGGGTAGCGACATAGTTTGAAATCCTCATAAGCGAAGCTTGGGCTTCATAAGCGAAGCTTGCGCTTCATCTCTTTGCAGCGCGCTGTGCTATAAGAAGCTCTGCGGCATTGCGCCAATCGGGTTTGTTATTAAAGGCCTTGTCACGGGCGGCAATTGCAGTGTCCGTATCCCGCGCATGAAGCGCAGGGCTGCCCGGTCGCTGAACATGGGGAACAGTTTTGGCGGCTGCTTTGGGAACCGCAGCTTTCGCTTCACGATAGCGAATGGCATCAACTATCAAGCGTTGAATGCGAGCGTCGCGTAAGCTGACACTGTTCTCGCCGCTCCATAGCTTATCCAATTCGGATTGCGTGAAACCCAGGTCGTTGAGCAGTTCTCTGCCAGAATTGCCAAGCTTGGTCGCCTTGGCCGGGTCTTTCATCTCGGGAACAGCTTCCGCGAACTTAGCGTCCTGCTCTTGAGCGAATTTGGACCACTGCGACTGATATTCCTGCTGCTGGCGTTGCTGACTAGCCTGCAATTCCGCGTTGACAGCCGCCACCTTCTTCTGGTGGGCGTCCCACAGCGCGTATCTGGGCCAATCATCGCGAGCCATGCGCTCGACATCGGCCATAGTCTTGATGTCGGCGAATTGGCCCTGTTGCTGCTCCTGCAAAGATTGTAGGAATAGCGGAAGTGCCTGCTCGTATTGGGTTCGTACCTGTTCCAATTGCTGGCGCTCGGCGTCTAAGGCCTTGCGCTGTTCAGCAGTTTCGTTTTGCGTCCGACGAACTTCTGTCGAGGCTTTGCTGTCATGATCCAGCAAATATTGCTGAGTATCACGGTCGAGCTTTGCCCACGATTCGGCTCTGTCTTTCGCCCAAGACCTTGGCAAATCGAGTGGAGCCGTTTCCGGCTGGTCGATCGTTGCGGTCACTTCTTCGCCGGTAGCCTCTTGTGGAGGGGCGGCGGATTCCGGTGTGGCCGATGTCTCGGCCGATGTTGGCTCTGGCGCCACTGGTGGGGCTGCCCGTTGTTCTTGTGCATCATCCTTATACCGATGCTGCGCCAAGGCATTGGCTGCCTGTCGCAGGGACATCGGGCTTTCGCCGTCGTTTAGGGTGATGACTTTATCGGTTAGGTTTTCGATCGATTGCGGTTCTGACATATTTTCCTGTTTGCTTGCGCGGTGGAACGCTCTACGCTCCAACCCTGCATAGTTATCCCCGATAGCAGGGGCGCTGTGACCAGAGCGGGCAACTTAATCCCGTTATAGTCCGGGGGGCTGGCGACCTTTCTAAGAGGATTGCCGCGCAATCACCGTTTAAGATATTTGATTGAAGCAAGGTCTTTGGTAGCAATGCGGCCGTCTATGGCCCACTTATTCAAGTGGTCGTGCACCAATTGGACGATGTGAATGGCCTGCCAGAGCTTTTCTCTAGCCTCGGTGTCCTTGACGCGGGTATTGCGCCAGGCCCTCAGATACTCGTCATTAAGATAGGTGAACGCCTCTTTGAGAATGTCGCTATTTAGTAATTCTTGCGCTTTGACGCCACGTTGCTGCTGGCGCCCTAGTTCGTATTCGTCCATTAATGTAACAGCAACATTTCTATGTCTTCCTCGTCGTCGTCGTAACGCGCGGCGTCAATGATCGTCCTGGAGTGCTTTAGCACTGCGGTGACGCGCGTGGCAAACGCGGCGGCCAACAGCAACGGAGTAAGATGGACTTCCCTGCCGTCCTGAAGGGCCTCGGCAAGGGCGTCACTGGCTTCGGCTACGGCCTGCTGAACTATCGCTCGCTGCTTGTCGGTAAGCTTCTCGGCCCGCTCAGATAGTGCTTCCAGGGCTTCAAGAAAGTCGTCGAACCACCGGCGGCTAAGGCCTTGATTCCGTTGCTGGCGGAACCTTTCCTCTAATTCTTCCTTAGTATGCCGGAAACCCCAGCCCACCTTCTTTTTGGTGGCAATCTGGAACGCATTATTCTGAAAGGCATTCTTTTGAAACGCCGTTATCGTAACGGCGGCCACTTAGGTGCCTTCTGGAGCCTTAGCGGCGGTGCGCTGCAGGAGAACAAGCTTGCGGGCAAGCCTTACTGCCGCTTCCGCTACTTCAAGCCCGCGCGCCCGTACCGCCACGTCAATAAATTCCCGGAGCTGAAGCAGTTCCTGCTGGGTGAATTCCATTAGGCCCCCGCCAGGGCGTTCCAGATTGAATTAACGGCAAATTGGATGTCCGTATCGGGGACGCCATTGCCGTTTGCCGGCTGCTGATAGACCGCTTCGCCCGCAATGGTGGGATTGGTCATGACGCCAAAACAAACGGCGGCTATATTATAATTTCCCGAGAGTACCCTGACGGCGAAAGCCGCGCGGGCCGCGTGGCCCGTAACACCGGTTCCCTCGCTGTAAACATTGATCGCGGCGACGCACATTGCGTAATTAACGCGGGATTGAAACTCAAGCGGCTGATTGGTTACGATTTGCGCAATCTGAGCGAATGTCGCCATCCATCACCACATCGGTATATAGCGGGTTGTGCCGTTATCGTCATAAGCGACCCATTTGCTCGGGTTGCCCGCGCTGGGAGCGTTGGTCAACGTCCCCGCCTGCGCCGCCGCGTTGTTGATCAGAGAGACTTGGGTGCGCAGAATAAAGGTAGCGCCGGTATTAGTAAATGTGCCGCCGGAATTCTGAGTCAAAAACACATGCCCGTCGCCATCGGATATGATTGCATTGTTGGTCAGGCCGGCAGCTAGAGTTACAAGATTGCCGGCGCCGCCGAGGATTGCGTTTCCCCGCCCCGTCGTGATCCCGAACCCCGCAAACACCCCAACAAAACAATTGCTATCCCCGGATGTCAGGTTGGCGCCTGTATTCGCACCGATGCAAATATTGCTGGCCGCATCGGCGTTGGGCATATTCCCGGAGCCAATTGCAATATTATTGTTGTGTGTGGTAATGGACTTCCCCGCCAGGCTGCCAATACCAATATTATTAGATCCAGACGTGATGGAATTCAAAGCAGAAGAACCGATTGCCGTATTGGTATTTCCCGTACAATTAGCCATTGTAACGGCGCCAATAGCCAGATTATCGTGGCATCCTGCTCCTGTGGAAAACTGCATGGCGCCAACGCCCAAAGCGACATTGAATTGCCCGACATCCAGGGAATTCAGGGAAAGCGCACCAAAGCCAAAATTATGATCCCCACTGGTAAGGGAACCCAATGCACCGGCGCCGACTGCAGTATTGTTTTTGCCACTTGTGACCGCGGCAAGAGCACCCGACCCTGTAGCCAGATTGTGGTCGCCGGTTCCAGTCAGATTGCCGGCGCCGCCTTCATAGTAATTATTCAGACTGATTTGTGCCTGAATGATCTGCGAGCCGCCGTAAAAGACCTTGCCCCCGGCGGGGATCTGTACCTGCCCCTCAACAAATGAAGTGCCGAGCAGTATCTGCGGGGTGAGAGGCGCCGGGAAGGTCGCGCCGCCGAACCACGCCCCACCGCCTATCATAGTATAAGAAAAGCCAGTCGGCGTTGCCCCCGACCAATTTATAGACATTCCAGAGTCGCGAACGTCGAACGATGAGAAATCGTTTAATAGAACAAAGCCGTAGGTGAAACTAAATGTGCCCGTCACCGTGACGTTTATTGTAGATACGAAGCCCCTAAAAGTGGCCGCTTGGCTTTGCGACGCAAAGAACCAGTTGGTGTTGGCGACGGTGACATTGAAGGTATACAGCCCTGGTATCAGCTCGACAGTGACTTCGGCGTATAAGGAAACCCCACCGGAGTTGGTTCCCGATTGGGTGAATATGATGTCGGATGTGTAGTTGATCCAATCCCCGAGAGCGAGTAGTTGGCCTGCCTCCATCGAGACTATATCAGTATTTGTAAGGCTATTAGTCAGGTTTACGGCATTGATCGCGAGCATGGGAATGTCGTACAAACAAGAAATACATTCGCCCTGATTATATACTCCGTCGTTCGGGCCATTGTTGATTGTTGTCGAACCCGAACCGGCCCCATAAATAAACAATCCGGCAATGCCGGTAATCGGCGCCATACCTGCCCCGACGAATGTACCAGCACCCACGCTTAGGGTGATAAAGTTGCCGCCGCCGTCGATATTCCCCGATAGATAAAAGATTGCATGCTGGATCGTGGCCCAGGGCTTACCCGCGGAACCGTCCCCGGTGCTGTCCGAGCCAGAAGTCGCTACATGGTAAGTCGTATTGGCGGATAGAACACTCTTAACGCCGGTAAGGATATGAGCGGCATTCCAATGGGACGGCAGTACCTCGCCCGCTGCTACGGCCGCTGGATCGTCGGCAATGCCCGAGACAAAGGCATGGGTAATCGGCATTACTTGCCAATCTCAACACCGGACGCCTTGCCGTCCTTACCACGGATGATCTTGCGCGGAGCGTTCAGGTGCTCAATGGCTGCCGCCAGGGTGGCCGTATGCTGCGCCAGGGCGTCATGTACGGCGGTGTCCTGTTTCGGCTGCTTCTCGACGCTTGTGGTGGCCTTGTGCCGGTCCACCGACATCTTATGCTCAGCTTGCTGTTGCGACTGTGCGGTCTGCACGTTGGCGAGCTGGATCTGATGCTCATGGGCCTGGCCGTCCATTTGCATCTTCTGCTGCGCCATATGCGTGTCGATCTGCGCCTTATGGCTATCCACCGCCATCTTGTGCTTCATTTCCTCGTGCTTGAGGCCGAACTCTAGCAGCGCAATTTCCTTCTCGTGCTCGAACTTCTGTTGCTCTAGCGCGGCGTCCGCCTGAAGCTTGGCCCGCTCATGGATCGCTTCGGTCTGCTGCTTCTGCTGCTGCAGCTCCTGGGCGCTTTGCGCCTTCATCATTTCGATCTGCAACTTGGGGTCGGGCGCCGGCTGCGGTGGGGGCTGCCCCTGCGGATCGCTAAAGAAGGCGTCCACGTCCTTGTGTCCGGCAATGCGGGTAAGCTGCTTGGCTGAGTTGTAGAGGTTCTGCGGCGTGACCAGGTTGGTCATTCCGCCCATAAGCGCCTTTTCCTGCATGCCAATGATCAAGTTGACCATTGCCATCTGCTCGGCCTTGCCGCCAGTCCCTAGACCGACTTCCACGGTCATGTCGTTACGCTTCTTCCAATCGCGCGGATCTACGTTCACCCATTGATTGCGCAGGCGCACCGTACGGGCCTCTTCGCCATGCTTGCGAATAATGCCGTGTAATAGAACGAACAGGTCCTTAATGCCGGTCTCGGCAAAGATGCGCGCCACCAGCTTCATTCTGGCTTGCGCCATGGTGAACATCTGGCTAGCGGCGTCCGCTGGCGTGTTCTGTAGCGCCTTGGGGTCCAATGCCTGCCCGGTCCGGGAAACGCCTGTGCGTTGCTCCCTGGTGGCGTCTTGGTACTCAAGAAGTGGGTAGAGATGTGCCCCGATAGTGGGTACTTCTTGCCAATTAAGGCCGCCGGGCTGCTTGGTTCGTACAATCCCGCCTTGGCGGCTTATCAATAGGTCATCTAATGTGTTTTCTGAGGCAAAAGTCTCAGCGACCTCCACTCGCGGATTGTTCGCCAAATAAGCGTTGTCGAGCAAAGAGCGAAGCAGGCTTGTTTTAATACGCTGAATATCCATTACCAGATCGGCAAGGGACCGGCCAAAGAACCGGTGCGTAATAATCACCGGCGTCATAGCCGCAAACGGGAGTAGGTCGAATTCCTCTAGGTCAAGTTTACCGTTACGGTAAAGGAGTTCGCCCTGCTCTGCTCCAGTAGTGACTTTATAGAGCTTTGCTGCTCCAGTTCCTTCATAATCCATTCGGATGTAGTGTTCAATAATTTGGATTCTTCGAGAAGCGGGATTATGCTCTTCTCCCACATTCTGATGCTCTGCAACTGTATCTCGATTAATTTCCTCGGCGTTGGTAATGGCAAGATATGTAGGGAGACTTCTGATCTGGTCAGGATCGTATCCTTGCTCGAGGAGTTTCGCCTGTGTGATGATGGTGCGATGGAAGCAATAGTTGCAGTCGCGTAGCGACCGCGCCGTCTTCTCAATACCAAATTCCTCGGGCGGCACCCCCAATACTTTCGCCTCGGCATAATCCTTGCGTTTGACGACTTCCACGTCGTGGAGCTGTGGGGGTGTAGATTGGGCGCCAGGAGCGATCCCCATCCCCTGTTCCGGTGCCCCAGCGCTCGCTCCTGCCAAACCCATCGCCGGTACCGTAGATTGTGGGGGCGGCCCAGAGGGGGGTTGAGCCGCCCCCGGCTGTTGCGGCATGCCTCCCTGCGGCGCCAGCGCCTGCAACAGCATTGGGTCTTCCACGGGCTTTGCCGTGTGCTTGGTGATCTCTACGTCATTGTCGTGGACCAGTACGCCAAACTCATCATCGGTCAGGTCGTAATAGGTCTCACGCTCGTCCTCGGTGCGTTGTTCCCACCAGCACTTGACTATACCGACTTTTGATAATAGCGAGTCCTTGATAAACGAGTACAGAACCAGAAAGCCCGGATTCTGATTCATAAAGACGTGGTTGATATAGTCGGTCTCTTGCTCTGCCGCCTGTACGTCTTCCGGCCCCACCGGATTGAACCGCACTACGTCCTCGCTACCAGCAAATATGTCCATCAAGTAGGGCAGCATGCCCTCGATGGTGTCGGCTACGTCGCTTGATACTGCCGAGCTGCGTCCGTCCTGCGCGGGCATGTCTTTTGACATGTCGTTCATGTAGTACATGAGCGCGTCGTCGCGCTCCGATGATAGCTTGGACGACTGCATGGCGGCGAGGGCGCTGACTTTCTCAGCGTCAAGGAGTGCCTTTAGCTCTCCATCGGACATGCGGCGTTTCGGTGTGGTCTCGGCCCTATAGTCGCTTTCTACGCGCGCCGGTGAGTCCGGAGCGTCGTCGGGTGACGCGGATGAGGCCAATTATTATCTGCCTATGCTATTTATGCCATTCCAAATTTGGGATAAATGATCTTGCGATTGAAATTCGACGGCGTAATATGCTGGTCCAGCCCTACCGCCAAGTATCTAAATGCGTCGGCTCCGTGGGACGACCAGTCGTGGATCGGTGAGGCTCCAAGCGTCTTATTCTTCTCGTCGTACTTAGACCGATACATCTTGAGTGCCTCGATCCCAAGATGACAATGAGACTGATCAAAATGGCAGCGAGGCAGAAGTAGCCGAGTGAGGTTGATACCGTGCTGAACATTGCCAGAAGGCAGGATAGTGATATTGCGCAATCCATGGTCGGTCAGAAAATCCCGATAGTTTTTATCAATACCAGTACGATTAGGACCAGCGTCGTGAGGGAGAAAATGGCCAGCGTATGAGTAGGGTTTTTCTGTAACCATCTTCGCGTACGGCGCACTATCTGCTCCAACCCCTTCGTGATAATCGATAACGCAAATCTGGCGGCCAATAAGTTGCACAAACCAGATTGCAGTCGCGTCACGGTCGCCGCCGATGTCCCAACTGGTGTAAACCTGGTGAGCGGGGTCAAAGCCAACCACTCCAATGCGGCCGTCTCGTTCAGCCTCGCTAATGTACTTGCCGTAATATGCACCGACAATGGCGGCTTCGAAGTCGCATTCATATTCCTGCCTATACAGCTCCTCGGTCATATCCTTGCGAGCCTTGTCCAGCTCGTCAGACGTGAGAAGGCGCCGCTCCTTGGCGTTTGGCTCCCGATCGTTGACCGGCACCAGCTCGGACGCCTTTAGAACGCTTGAGAACCACTCGTCTTTCAAGGATTGCTGGAACTTGCCGTCTTCATCGTAGCCAAGAGATCGCCGATGGAGGTCATAAAAGGCGTTATGCCCCCTAGGTGTGCCGATAAAGATCGCAAACCCGCGGCGGTCACTAAGGGCAGGCCGGATGACTGACGGGTAAGCCCGTGGATCAATATCAGCGTATTCGTCCAGCACGCAACCGGATAGGGACAAACCGCGCAGGGCGTTAGGGTTATCAGACCCGAACAGTCGGATTTCTGCGCCATTCGGATATGTGACTTTTAGTTCCGACTGATTAATCTTGAGCCCATAAGGGTGGAACGGCGCCGCTGCTTCGGTCAGATAATCCCATGCCGTTGTCTTGGCCTGGCTGTATGTTGGTGCGATATATGCGTAGTGCGGCCGATCAGAGTCGCTTGTAGCTGCCGCTCGTTGTAGGTCATGAATACAGGCAACGGTCTTACCAGCTCGACGATGGGCGACGATGCACGCATAACGCTGCGTGCGATCGTGGAACGGCATGAAATACCATCTGGGCTGATAATTCGGGACAATGACTATTCCGTCTTCAGACATTCACCCAACACTTTGCGCACCATCGCATAATCTTGCTGAACATAAAACGCGTCAATAATCGTTGTGATCTCGGTGCGCGCGTTCGGCTGTGAGACACTTGCCGGCTCGGCCGTCACAATATGAGCAACCGCCACCAATATTTGGCCGCCGTCCAACCCGGTCAATTCAATCCACATTATTCTCTATTCCGTGTTCCACCGAGCCAGCTCTTCGCTTGTGGGCGGGGGATCAAAATCATGCCCCGGTATTCGTATCTTCAAGCCGCAACCATCGGGGCCGTAGAGCGCCAATTCAAGATCCATCTTCTTACGTATCTCAGCCCGCTCCCACCCATTTAGGCTATGATCGCGCGACATTCATTCTGTGCCCGGTAGGTGTCCATTACGCCATGACCGATAAGCCTTCGTACGCCGGTCCATAAGCCCGTTCTTGCGCCTTGGGACCGCATATTCAATACTCAAGCGTTTGGCGCGATCTTTCAACCAAGCCCTCACTGTCATTCCGTGCTCGGTAGCGTCGGCGGTATCCAGCTGTAGCCCCTTATTGGCGGTAGGTCGTCCGTGCCGCCTATTGCAACCGGCACCTTGCCGTCGCCCCTATCGGCCCATTCTTTGATCGCGCTCATGTCGCCGTTCAGTGCGCGGCTAGCCAATACCTCGACGATCTCGTCATCTATTCGCTTGCGCTCAGCACGAAGCCTGGCAAGCGCCTCTCTGAATGGCTTCTCGGACGGCCTGCCCCTCGGGTTGCCCGATTGACCAGGCTTCCACTTGCCCCAGGAGGGTGGCGCTACACCACTAATAGGCGACCGTTCGTCCTTAGCGTCTTCCATAGCGTGCTTTAGCTTGCTCTGACTTTATCTCTTTTGAAGCGGGCCACCATTCGGGTTCCTTTGTCTCTTTTGAGCACCGGCAACTGCCATCCTTATAGGTGCGACAACCGCCATTCGGGTAGGCCCAACATCCAGCCATCCTGCCGTTCCCTATTCGTTCATTAAATCGCGATGGCCTACTAGATAATTATCCAAATTTATGGGATAGTGAGCAATATTGCACAGTCT